CAATCAATTCGGCGGCAAATGTAGTAGGGTTGGGTGGTAGTGCCGGAACAGCCGATATTTTTAGCGTTCTAAGACGTACAGCCTTGAATGAACACAGAACACAAATTTTCAAGAGCATGCGTTTTAGAAACTTTGATTTCAATTATCGTTTGGCTCCTCGCAACCAGCAAGAAGCAACAATCATTAAGACGATTATCCAGACATTCAAGTTTCACATGCACCCGGATCCTGCAGGAACTAATCTGTTTCTGACATATCCATCCGAATTTGACATTGTGTTTTACTTCAAGGGCGGTGAAAATACAGGCTCTGAACCACAGCAACAAAATCTATTCAAGATTTCAACCTGTGCCTTGACAGACTTTCAAGTTGATTATGGTGGAGCCGAGTTCTACACATTCGATGATGGTATGCCTACAGAAATTACAATGCGTCTGTCATTCCTAGAACTCGAATTGCTGACGCGCAAGCGTGTAAGTCAAGGATTCTAACATGGGATACTTTTCAATGTTCCCAAGCATCGCCTATCAATTTGCAGGCGAAAACAATTCCACCTTACTTACGGATATCGTCAAACGTGTAAAGGTAAGGGATGCAATTCTAACTTCGGCTGCCTTGTATAGCACGTATTTCGTAAAAGATGGTGAAACTCCTCACGTCCTCGCGTCGAAATACTACGGTGACTCTAATCTACATTGGATCCTTCTGCTAACAAACACCATCATTGATCCAAATTTTGATTGGCCGATGCACTCGAACGTTCTGTCTTTGTATTGTCAAAACAAATATGGTTCGCATTTGTATGCAGTTCATCATTATGAACTAATTTCACCGTTCTCGTGGAGAAATGGCATGGTGATGCCTCATGATGTATTTGCAGGAGACTTCGGTGCCGATCTGTACGATTCCGATACTGAGGAAGTTTTGCCTGTTTCGAATACAGAGTTTGAGGAAAAAATCAACGATCAGAAAAGACAGATTGCCTTATTCAAACCAGACCTAGTTACAGAGTTCATCACAGAATTTTCACAAATGATTAATCAGTAATGGCAACGACTGAACAAATTTCCGTAAAGGCAGCCGGCGAAGTTCAAGTAGATGAATTAGTTCTAATCGCGAACATCGTAACAAATGGCAAGTCGGCAATCACAGAGGTAGAACTCAAATATACCTTTGTGGAGCTCAACCTGTTTGAGGACATGTTCGCAAACAGTCTTTACGGCAACGTTCTTATTTCTGACTCGAATGCTTTGTTGGATCAAGTTTCGATTCAAGGACTGGAAGGATTGCGAATCAATGTTCGTACTCCAGGTCTCAGTGATAAGCAGCGAATCTACAAAACATTCGGCATCTATTCGGTAACGGATGTTCAGGTCATCAACAATGATCGTCTGCAATCCTATAGATTGCATTTCACATCCCTTGAACTATTAGCCGATGCATTAAACAAGCCACTCAATCGTGCATTTCCTGGAACGGATGCGGGTGATGCATCGTCTGATTCGATGATTCCTTTTATCTACAAGACTTACTTTGTAGGTAGTGGAGCGAATAAGATTGCACGTAACTTGAAGTTGAATGACAATGGTGTAATAGAACGCATCACCGAATCCTCAAGTCTGGTGATGGGTGCGGCACCTTATGACTATACCTCAATCAATTCCTCTGATGGTATAGTCTACAATAATTCCAGTGGTTCTGGCGCAAAGATGAAATTCATTGCCTGCAACTGGACACCGTTGAAAACAATCAATTGGATTGCAAATCGTGCGGTACCGACAAACAAGGCAAGAGGTGGCTCCTCATTCTTCTATGAGTCCAACAAAGCCTATCATTTTGCCAGCGTCGATGATTTAATAAAGTCAGGCAAACAAGATACAGGAATCAAGTTTGTCTACAAATACAGCCCAGCGAATCTTGTTCAGGATGTAAACAGTCCAGGTTACTCATTGGATGTGGCAGCCGAATATGGGCGTGTTCTCAAGATGCAGATAAACAACAATCTGAATCTTCTGGACAACATGAATATGGGATTCTTTGGACAACAGGTCAGGGCAATCGATCCTGTTCTCAAAAGATATCGTGAATTGAATTACAGTTTCGAAAATCAATTTCAAAACTTCGAACACACGACGAGTAAAGGAACGGCAATTGGAATGTTCCCTAAGGCTCCTGACTATCTACTAGGCAGGAAAAATACAGTCATCGATCCTAGAAGGAACATTCCAATTCGTTTCAGAACACCTTACTTCCTATTCGATCAGGATGAACAAACACCTATCGTCAATGAGGTAAATTGGCTCTCACAACGTGCAGCAAGAATTGCGTCCATTTCAAACTACACAATTCAAATCCTTGTTCCTGGTCGCACAGACATTAAGGTGGGTGACGTTGTGAATTTCAATTATCCAGGATTGTTGTCTGATCCTAAAGTACCACAGAGTCCTTTCTATGATGGATTCTTCTTGATTACGTCTATTAGGCATTTTATTTCACCAATCAAACACAGCATGACTATGGAAATTGTCAAGGATGCAATTGAATCCTTAGCCGACAATCCTGATCCACCAACCGATCCTAATTTGAACTACACATCGGCATGATACCTGAACACACCAATACTCAATTCTACACAGGAGTCGTAGAAGATAGGAATGATCCATTGTTCCTGGGGCGTTGTCGCGTCCGCGTGCATGGTGTACACAGTAAGTTTAAGGCGCCTGTTAGTGAAACTTCCATAGATGTAGCAAGCGGCGATTATATTCCAATCGATCAATTGCCTTGGGCAATGCCGATGCAGCCGATCACATCATCGGCAATGACAGGATTGAGAACAACTCCTTTGGGTCCTGTAGAAGGGACATGGGTTCTTGTTTTCTTCCTTGACGGCGACGATAAACAACTTCCCGTAATGGTAGGGACGATTGGTGGTATTGAACTCAAGCAAGATCAACAAGACAATAGTCAAACACCAGGATTAAATCTAAGCACAGATAATCCTATTCCGGAACCTGAAGGTTCTCCAATCGATGACACTCCTACTCAGGTTCCTACTGACGATAACATTCAGGATTCCACAGGTGGTGTTCTCGGACCTCTGACTGCCGAACAATACAAAGCCTACAAAGACGCTCTAGGTAAACGTGAGAGTGGTAACAACTATAAGGCTGTCAATCAATTCGGATATGTAGGTAAATATCAGTTCGGTAATCAGGCTCTGTATGATGCAGGTTATACCGTTTCATCCAGAGCTAACAATAGCCTGATGCTCAACACAGCAAACTGGTCAGGTAAGGATGGAGTAAATAGTCGTGATGATTACTTGAATAATCCTCAGGCTCAAGAAAATGGAATGGATACGTTCACTGCCAACAACTATCGCACACTGTTGGCAAACGGGACTCTGGATGCTAATAGCAGCCCTCAGGATGTTGCAGGATATCTTGCAGTGTCACATTTGCTAGGAACTGGTGCGGCTCGGCGTTTGAAACAAAATGGTACAGATGGTGCAGACGGTAATGGAACTAGAGGTAGCACTTATTACAATCTAGGTGCAAATGCCGTAGGTGGCGGGCCTGGAGCCAAGCCTAGAAAGCCTCCTTCTGATACACGAAACACAAAACCTAAGCCTAACTTTCCTGTTACTCCTTCACAGCCTGCAAACAGTCCATCTAGCTTTTCGGATGCTGAGGGATTTAAGGATCCAAACAAAATCTATCCTAAGTTTGAAGATCAGCAAAAACGTCCAGACACAAGTTTTCTTGCCTACAGCGATCATTTGGATAAGACTTATGTTACTGTACGAAAGCAAGCAAAAGAAAAAGGTGTAGACGTTGCTCTACATGTTGTAGAACCTTGGGATGAACCTGATCCAGCATACAATGCGTCGTATCCAAAGAATCACGTTCTTGAAACTGAATCAGGACACGTCATGGAATTCGATGACACTCCTGGCAGTGAGCGTATCAATCTATGGCATCGTAAAGGTACGTTCTTCGAAATAGATTGTAATGGATCCATCATCACCCACGTAGTAGGCGACATGTTCCACATAATGGAACGTAATGGTAATGTATTCATTGCCGGACGCTGTAACATCACAATAGGTGGTGATGCAAATGTCTATGTCAAGAACAACGCAAATTTACAAGTTGACGGGAAGACAAAAGCCAAGTTTCACAATGATGTATCAGTGGAGGCAAGTGGTGATTTTGATTTGAACGTTAAAGGCGATCTAAACTTCAAGGCAAAATCAGTACATTTTGAAACTAAGTCTGATGATCGTGGCGAATCCTTTACTGTTAAGAATACCTCAAGTGGTGGAATCAAATTTGAAAGCTTTGGCACAATTGATTTGTTTGCCGAAGATAACATGCGCCTGTATTCTAATGACAAATTGAGCATCAGAGCAACAGGCAATGAGGTTGCTATTGACGGTCATTATCTGACCTTGCAAAAAGGAAGTTCTGAAACGGCACACCTTGTAGACACTGATTTGGGTGGTGACTATCAAATGTTGTCTGTGGATGCCAAACAAAATCCAAAAGAGCCAGACTTCCAAGATTTGTCTGTTACAACAGGATCGGATAAGGTTGCATTCTTTTATGATGATGGTAGCTATCCTGCCGATGAAGTGCAAAACTTTATTCAGAATCAGTTAAACAATGGTAACTATTCTAAGAATGATTTGAACAGAAATCCAAATCTCGATAAGCCGGATAATCAACCGCCGCCACCTGCCACACAAGAACCTGTTCTACCACCTGCAGGTTACGAGAATGCCGACACCTATTCTCCGGCATTACAGCTATCACCTAATTTAACCCTGTCTCAATTATCGTCTACTGCCACATCGGTACCTATGTCGATAGTTCCACAACGAGGATTGTCCGAAGGACAGATTGCATCTAATCTCTTCACCGTTGCCAACACTACATTAGAACCTATTCTTGCGCAGTATCCTAACATGCAAGTTGTTAGTGGATTTAGGGCAGCCTTGAATAGCACAACGATCAGTCAACACGAATTGGGACAGGCTGTTGATCTACAATTTGTGGGTGCAACTCCTGATGCTTATTATTCTATTGCTGTTTGGATTAGAGACAATTGTACCTATGACCAATTGATTCTGAATTATTCTACAGTCAATGGTGGAACGCCTTTCATCCACGTCAGTGTTCAACAAACAGGTAATTCAAAACAAGTTCTGACTATGTTGAATCACCAAGTCATTGCAGGATCATTGAGCGATACATTGAAGTCTCAATCATCCGCACGAATTGCATTTGGATCAGGGGCATCAACATCAACTAGGGCAACAATACAATGAGCGGCATCGCCGGGTTAATCCCGTTACTCACCCCTGACATTGAGCCGATCCCTGAGATTGCGCCGACTCCACCTGTCCCTGCAATAGATGGTAAATCAATTCCGTTGCTAGGATTCAGTGGAATAGTAACATCAATCACAAGTACGGATCCAAGATGGGTAATAGGTCCAACTACTGAGGATCCAGGTCATTATGTAGGAAGATTACAATTACAGTTTTCCTCGACAAATGGAAATATGTCCGTCGATCAATCGGATCCTACTAGCGTTAAGTTCACAGTCACGGGTGGCGGAACAGGTGGTGGTGGCTCAGGAGCAAATGGATCGACAGGTGCAACAGGTGCAACAGGAACACTGACACTTGTTACAGGTTCCGATCCTAGAATTTCATTGATTACAGTTTCGGCAGGTGTTTATTCCTTTGCTCTGAATCTCACGCCCACAAGTCCTACGGGTTCCATCAATATTACGGCTGCTACAAGTACGGCTCCTGGCTTCGATATCAATTTCAACAGAGAAAACAGATGGACAAAGGCCCAGAGTGTTGACATTGTAACTCTATCAGGAAGTACATTTGACTGGAAACTCTCAAACGATTGGTATATTGGTGTAGGAAGCAACTATACCTTAGCCACGCCGGCGACGACACCTGCTCCAGGATATATTTTCAATCTACTACTTTTCAAAACAGGCGGAAGCCCAGTAGTTACATTTCCAAGTTCCTATGTGTTCCCTGCAGGAACAACACCACAAGCATTCTATAATGGAGCCACTGCGACGTTCATCACGGCAATATATTATGGTTCTCCAATCAACAAATTCATTTGCGCATCACCACTTCAATATTCACCATGACCTGGACTAATCCCGTTGCATTCTGGCAGGCTTCAAACATTGTTGCGTCGCCGACATTCATTAGCTTTATTCCTCTTCAAGGTGATTTTACAATCAACACGACAGGATCAGGTGGAATTAATTTACCTCTACCTGTATTTTGGGAAACATATACAACATCGACGGGCCCGACCAGTGAAACTGTTTTTGATTTTGTTCAATTCTCAGGTTTAAATGCGAATGCTAGTTTGAATGGTTGGACCAATACAGTATTCATTATCACACTATTTTTTCCTTATGATGCTTCTGACTATGACCTTTCAGGATTGAATGCCTTTACCGATAATCTCGTTGGTTTCAGTGGCACATTTAACGGTCCTTTCACTGATGCAAATGGAAACAGTTATGCATATTTGATTGGAACTATATTAGCCGACGATGGTGGATTTAGTGCATCGACGTTTCCGGACACGGTTAAATTGACTATCACCGGTTCAATTACAACGGCATCGTCTTTTGTTGATAGTGTGATTTGGGTGAGTCTTCAAGGATTTGTAACCTCGTTTCAGGCCGGAACATTCTTTGGATTGTTACCTAATATTGTTGATCCACCTTACTTCTTTGACTACAACCCGGGTGTTGTATCAGGTAATGATTATGTGTTTGGCACTCCATTAACACCCCCGGGATTTACATATCTAGGATGCATGTTGCCCCAAATGGTTCAATGGCAGAACACAGGATCAAACATGCCATTGACGTTTACTGTTCGTGCTTTTAGCCCGGCGACTGCCTGGAACACTGAATACACAAGTTCACCAAGTTTTCTTGTTGTTCCATTACAACAAGGAACATCGGCAGGTAGTGGACCCTACAGCACTCAGAATGTTTTTCTTTGGTATTTTCCTGTTGCTCTAGGTCGAAATCCGTTTGATTCTAACCTCTACACAACCCCAGCATCTGCCTATCAAGAGGATCTAGTTATGACAACTATGGATCAAATCCAATACGTTATTCACGAATGGCAATAAATAGACTCAAATGCCAATTACAGTAAAATCCATTCAGAATCATTTTAAGGACGTCGATTTGACGTTTCAGGTCAATCCCGTTACGGGCGATGTAGCCGTCAAAAATGATGCCGATGCTATTAAAGCAAGTATCAAGAATTTGTTGCTGACAATGAATTATGAGCGCCCTTTTCATCCAGAAATCGGCAGCCCAATTTACAGTTTGTTATTTGAACCTGCTACGCCTGTCACTGCAACGATTATTCAGACAATTATTGAGAACGTTCTGTCTGCATTTGAACCTAGAGCAAAGGTAAACTTTGTTCAAGTAGACGCACAGCCTGACGAGAATAGCTACACTGTGACTGTCAATTTTAGCATCATCAATTACTTTGTTCCGTTCACAGTGACGGTACTATTGCAAAGGTTAAGATAACATGGCCGCAAAAAACATTGTTGTCACCCCATTAGACTTTGACCAGATCAAAGCTAGCCTGATCGCCTACCTAAAAGCCGATCCGGCATTCACTGACTATAACTTCGCAGGATCTGGTCTAAACACAATCATTGACATGCTTGTGGCAAACACACACTATATGGCTGTGTATGCGAACTTCTTGGCTAATGAAGGGTTCTTGGACACAGCAGTAAAACGATCTTCTGTTGTCTCGCGTGCCAAGATGTTGGGTTATACGCCGCGTTCCTCTATTGGAGCAACGGCAATTGTGGACATTCAGGGTTTGGTAGGTTCTAATCCTACTCCTGCAGGTATGACACTTGCAGCCAACACATTGTTCTCGGCATCAGGTTTGAATGCGAATAGCAACTATGTGTTCTATAATTCAGAAGCCCTGGTTACTACGGCCGACACAAACAATCAATTTTGGTTCAGGGGTGTCTCGATCAAAGAAGGGTCTCCAAATAGAACAAGGTTCATTGTAGACCTATCTAATTCCGATCAAAAGTTCATCATCCCTAACAAGAATGTGGACATGTCTACTCTAAAAGTGACAGTGTTCAAATCAGTAACCGATAACACGGCCACAGTCTACAATCTTGCCACAGACTTTACCACAATCACCTCTACCGACCCTGTTTATTTCACACAGGAAGTAGATGATGAACAATTTGAAATCTATTTTGGCGACGGCAATATTGGATTGCCTGTTCAAGACGGAAATGTTATCCTCTGTGAGTATCTGGTTGTTGCAGGTTCGGCAGCAAATGATCTTTCAACATTCTCTATTCCAGGTGTGCTGACGGCAACGGATAGTAACGATACATTCAGGGGTGCAGTCACTACCCTTGATAACTCGGCAGGTGGTTCATCTATTGAATCTCTCGACAGCATCAGATTCTATGCACCGAAAGCCTGGACTTCACAGAATCGTCTAGTTACAAAGAATGATTATGAGCATTTCATTCAAAATGAATTACCTAACGTTGAATCTGTTTCGGTGTGGGGTGGTGAAGATAATGTTCCACCACAATACGGAAAGGTGTTCATCAGTCTAAAACCATTGACTGGTTTTACATTCTCGGCGCTCGCAAAGGCAAATTTCACACAGGCATTCATTCAAAATCGTAGCATTGTTTCGATCATTCCTGAATATGTTGATCCATCCTATATCTTTGTGGGTGTCAATTCACAAGTCAAGTTTGATTCTAAGGTAACAACCAAGACTAGCAACGTCATCCTGGCAATTGTTACTTCTACGATTCAAGATTTCTTTGCAAATCAACTGAATCATTTCAACAAGAATTTCTACTATTCTCAACTGGTAGAGGCAATCAATAATGCCGATCCCTCTATCGTTAGCAACATTACGGTTACGGCACTTCAAAGTCGTGTCAATCCTGTCTTGTTCAAATCATTAGGTTACACAGTTACATTCTCTCCAAACAAATTGCACCCAAGCACGTTGCAAACATCCTGGTTTAGCTGTGTGATTAACGGTAATCAATACAACAATGTTCAATTCGATGATTTGCCTTCACAGTTGAATTTCTCTACATCATACAATGGAAGTGGTAATCTAAGATTGAAGGATAACAAAGGCAACATACTTCTGACTAATGTTGGAACAATCAACTATGCCACAGGTGTGATTAGCGTCAATCCACTAGAGTTCATTGATACAAATACAAACGATGGACTTGTACGTTTCACAATGCAATTGCAAGAACAATCACAGGATGTGTTTGCTCTTAGAAATAACATCATTGTTCTTGACAACACAGTAGCCGATCCACTTTCGGGTCTTCCTAATAACGGCTTGGTTGTAACAGTATCGGCAATCTAAAATGACTCCTAATGACAGACAATTATGGTTGCTGATTAAAAATCAGCTCCCTGATTATCTAAGAAATGACAATGCCTATTCGGCACTTGTTGCATTTCTACAGGCATATTATACCTGGCTTCAACAGTCAGGTAATGCTGCCGAAGTAATCTCCGATACGAAATTCAGAATCGATATTGACACGACAATCGATGAATTTGTTTCCTTCTTCACAAATGAATTCATCCCTGATTTCCCTGTCATCTATGATCCTAATGAATCAAATCCTGACACAAAGAAACACCAACGTGATTTGCTGTCAAGGGTTGTCAAGAATGCCGATAAAATCTACACAAAGAAAAGTGTGGAAGACAGTTATCGAACTCTGTTCAGAATCCTTTATGACGAGGAAATTCAATTCTTCTATCCTAACACCGTAATTCTAAAACCTTCCGACGGACGTTGGTCGCTCCCTACATCCGTCAAGGTGACATTTGTTTCAGGTGATTTCAATTCTTTTGATTTAACCTATGGATCGGCATTTGCCCAAGAATCGGCAGACGGATCCTTAGAGTTCATCACAGGTGCAAGTGCTACCGTCGAATCAATCATCGCGACGGAAACAATTCTAGGAACGGTTTATGAATTGTTTTTGACGACAGGAACAATTGTTAACCCTTCTCGCACCTATACACAGCAAACAGGCAACAGCGCACCATTCACCCCAGGCAATCGAGTAAGATTGACATTAGGTTCTAATGTCGCAATAGGCACTATTGTACCTGTCCCTTCGGTCATCACAGTTAATGACACTGTAGGTGGTCATGCAGTAGGTGACGTGTTACATCCGGCAGACGGAATGGTTACAGTCAACACTGCGATTCAAATGCAGGTCAAGAGTGTGGATGCGAATGGATTCATCAAGGCAATAAATGTTGTCGATTCAGGTGTCAACATTGCCAATAATCAAACGGTGATTGTAGATGCCTCTCTCAATGCAGTCGGATCCTGTACAATTGGTGGTGTGACTTATTATCCAGGTCGCTACACGGCAATCAAAGGATTCTTGTCGGATCAAATAAAGCTAAGAGGTCCGCTAACAAGTAAATTCCTTCCTGACGGGCACATCAAGGATGACTACTATCAGGAATTCTCCTATGTCATCAAGTCAGGTATTTCGATCAAAGAATGGGGGAGTATCGTAAAGTCCTTGTTGCATCCGGCGGGCTATCAGTTCTTTGGAAACATTTCTATTTTCCCTTCGGCATCCAGCAACGGAAGAAATCTGCTAGGAATGTTTGACTTCAATCAGGATGACATTAATCAGCTGGACGATGTTGGAGCCCAACTATACTATCTCCTAATCATTCTGATCTATCATGTGATGGTGACGACTCCACGCAGCATTGCCGAAGAGGTTTTGAATCCACAAATATTCCTTTCACCTAAAAACATTCTAGGGCCGACAGGACAGACTCTGAATCGTTTCATGATGTTGTTCCCACCATATTCAGGTGGAACGACATATTATGGAGACGTTCTACCGGCTAGCGATGTTGATTTGCCAGGATCCCTATCCGTAGACGCCTGGGACTCGCGTGAGGATGGCAACACACAAATCAAAGACTTTGCAAATTATCTTGTTGCTCCTTTCTTGGCCGATCCGAGAGCGGTTAAAACAAACATCACCCCGCCGACCTACACAATAATCGCATAAATAGACTGAACCCTTAAGGAACCACTCACTATGTCTAGCATCATTACTAATGATTTCCGGATCGCCAATCTTGCGGCTCTGCAAGAATCTCTGGCCGATACGACGAACAATGGTTATTATCTGTGCATGGGACGCAGTATTGCCTGGTCAAATGACAATAGCCCTCCTACTCCTGTTGATTCTATTTCGACATTCAATTCCCTTTGGGACACATTGATTGCAGGTAAACGAGTAGACAACACAAATTGTCGTCAGGCTATTCTGTTGCGTCAATGGACAACAGGTAAATACTATGACATGTTCAGACCTGACTATGACGGAACCGTTGCAGGTGTAAACATCGATACCGGTGCTCCTACGGCTCCGGCAACATTGTTCGATGCAAACTATTACATCGTCGATCCGACGACCCTGAATGTTTACAAATGTCTGTACAATCGTTCGCAGACAACCAATCTTCCTGTCGCATCTACAGTTCTTCCTACGACAACATCGACGGCTCCTCAGTCTACATCGGATGGATATGTCTGGAAGTTCATGTTCACGGTTCCTTCAGGCGATGCGGCTAGCTTCGACACCCCTTCTTTCATTCCGGCGCCTGACACAGACTTGCTAGGTGTTTCGGACGTAGACGGTGCCCTAAGGGCAATCGTCGTTACGGCGGCAGGAGCCTATTCTGTCGCCCCAACAGTCGTCATTCACGGTGACGGAACGTCGGCTGCGGCAACGGCACATTTAGGTGGAGGTGGGGTCGTTTGGATCGAAATCACGAACCCAGGCTCCGGTTACACCCATGCAAATATCTCGTTCACAGGTGGAACAGGTGCAGGTGGCACCGTTGCAACGGCAATCATCGGTCCTAAGGGCGGACATGCACATGCCCCTGCCGATGAACTCGGTGGAATTTACCTAATCATTGCCCAGACGTTTGCAGGTGCCGAATCCGGATACATGCCCACAGACAATGATTTCAGACAGATTGCCATCCTCAAGAATCCTACGTTGTCCGCCACGGTCATCAGACAGGCTCATGTCAGACTGATGGGTTCGCTCCAACTCCAGACCGCTGCCACTCCTTCCGACGTGTTCACGATCGGTGGACAGATCACGGGTGGAACGTCAGGATCCAAGGGCATTGTCGTTGACTATGATTCCACGTCCCACATCATTTACTATGTCGTGGACTATGTAGGATTCGGAACGGCCGACATTGTGCCGTTTCAGAACAACGAAGTGGTTACCGACACCACGTCCTCTAACTCGGCAACAACAAACTCCTCGGGCGGTGTTATCGCTCCTGACGTTGATCCAAGAACAGGAACAATTCTGTATCTGGAGAATCGTCGCCCTGTCGCCCGAGACCCTTCCCAAACCGAAGATATTCGCACAGTAATCGAGTTCTAAAATGACCAAAACATTCAAACAATTTTCCGAATCCGTGCTTCAAGCAAGTCTTTATGATCGTCCCGCAGCCGAAGGTTTAAAAAAACTTCACAATGCATTAAAGGACAAGGGTTTCAAATATCAAGGTACGACTCAACAATCGGCAACTTTCGACAGACATTATCAAAAAGGTGACGATCACATCCACATTGGCGGATGGCATGGGCTCAAGCACTACGGCGGAGGTAAACAAATACACTACATGACTCATAGCACTGATACTTTTAAAAATAGAACTATAGCAGGTGACATTCTTAAGGGTCATTTAATGTCACCCGATCAACACAAGGATGCAATTGCAAAGATGCATGCCTACGTTCAAAAACTCTAAAAGGTGAATCCATATGACTCTATCCGAACAACTTGCGGCAATCGCCCAGCTTTCTTTGCCTGATGCATTGAAAGCCCAAATGATTCAGGAAGTTCTGAATTCCTTCAATCAAACCCTTCCCGCACCGGTTGCCCCTGCACCGGCTCCCGACGCTCCGGTCATCATAGAGGGTGCCGGACCTGCCCTGATCGGAGACGTGGTGCCCTCAGGAACTCCGGGCACCGTCACGTTGAAGTGGACAGGACACGTTCTGTCTCTACCCATGATGGACAAAGGTGAAATGCTGATGGGTTACATGCAGCGCGTCTACAAACAATGCCTTGGAGAGCGCATCCGCAGCCAAGGGATCAACCCGCTAACGGCAGTGATTGCCGACTTCAAGTTGCCGGACGGCAGCACATGTCACATGGACACGAACGGCGCAGGATGGCCCGAATTTGCGGACAAATGGTACAATGAAAAAGCCTATGACTCCAACTACGATTCTAATGCAGGGGCTTGGGCCGCTGTCGGAACGGCAATTGGCGAACAGAATCACTAACATGCTCCTTTCCCTTCTCGTCTATTTTCTCCTTTGGGGCTTCATCGGCTGGATTCTGGAGCTGTCCGGAATCCTCGACTTTCTTCCGGAATGGCTGCATTTCATCGTCGTCGCTCCGGCCCTACTCATCACCACCACAATCGGCTGGATCTATTCTAAGTGGGGTTAAGATGAAAACGTTTAAGAAAATGACACAAGAATTGTCCCCAAAACCTACTAGGATCAAGGCCGGAGACAGGGTCATCAGCCCTGCAGGGAGGAAGGGTACCGTCCTCCACACGAACGTAAAGCCTGCGGGATGTAGGGTGCGTTGGGACAACGGCTACGAAGGTTCCCACGGTCCCCATTCGGGTCTAAAAAAATGCGAAGAATAACCTTAGAATGACCCCTGAGTCAAAGCAGCAATGGAAGGACGGCATCATCATTGCGGTCGTCTATGCGGTCTTCCTCTTTCTCTATGTGAAATGTACAACCTAAAAACCTGATGCCTACTTATATTGTCCAGGCGAGTGACCCGACGGGAAGGTCACTCGTTTTCTTTTCATCCCCCGAACCGTTGACCGAATGGCACCGACTGGTCGCCCGGGCGACAAAAGGTGAATCCAGCTTCATTCCCTCAACGATCCGCCGGGTCGGCCCCCACAAATGGACCCTCCGACTCCTGCTCCAGCCCGAACCCGAGGAAGAACAATTTGCCTTCGACAGGATCATCCGAAAGCTAAAGCCTTATTACAATATAAAACTAAAAAACCCAGAAATATCCACAAAGACAAGAGACAGAAAATATATCAAGACCCATCAGCATGACAAGCTAAAGAAGGAATATACAATAGTTTCACCAAAAGGAGAAACAGTCACATTTACAGGCTACAAAGAGTTTTGTAGTGAGAACGGACTGAATGAGGGTGGATTGTGGAAGGTTCTCCTGGGTAAGCGGAACCATCACAAGGGTTGGACAAAGCCAAAAGGTTAAACTAACGTGCTTGGAAGAGGGAATGGGTGTAGCCGGATGTGGTCTGTAGTGGTCTGTAGTGGTCTGTAGTGGTACTAAGCCTCCGGCTCTAACCGGTTAAGAGATTCCCACAACTTCTGATTTGTAACCAGAGGTAAA